TTATCGTTTGGTTTTAAAAACTGAGCGGTTCTGCTTATATATTTTCAGGTCGATAAACATCGACAGAAGAAATAGTGGCTTATGCCATCAATAAACTTAAATAATAGCGAGTATTAGGAGCTAACACATGAAGAGAAAACTCATTAGTTATGAACTTTTTGAGAACATTCAACAAAGTGCTCTTTCCAGAGCAGAAGAAGAATTGGTTGGGGCAGAACCAATATTAGCAAATGTTCTTAATGTCGATGAAGTAAATTTAGTATGCTATGGAAACAACGATGTTTTGTATGAAACTTCTGACGGGTCTTACATTCATGCTGCTTATGGATTGGGTAAAAAACACGTAAGTTTCAAGAATATTGAACAATTAATTCTTGATGAAGCCACAGAAGTAGATGCAGCCAAAAAACATGTTGAAGAAATTATGGATGCTATTCTTGACTCAAATGAAGCCAAGGCAAACGAAATCTTCACAAAATATCTTAATTTGCCAATTATGAAAAGAAGTTTCAATGAAGCTTCTGACAACTTGGTAAAGAAAAAGAAGAAGAAAAAAGGCAACCCTTTCATGGATATGATTAAGGGCAAAAAAGACAAATGCGATGACAAAGATAAAGAATCTAAAAAATCTTTGAAGTTCAAAACCAAGACCGACAAAAAAAAATAAACTAAAAGAATGGAAGAATTTATCAGAAAACGTAAGTTCTTTCGTAAGATTTAAGCAATTCGGCCCAATTATGAACGAATCAGATATTTCTCGTGATGAAAAGGGAAATGTAGTTTCTGCCAAGATTCCAAACAATCAAGCAAGAAATGAAGCTAAGATTTTGAGCTTTAATTGGAAAACATTAGATACCGACGTTAAGGTTCTAAGAAGTGGTGCAAAAATGTTGAGCGAGAACGCTGAGTTCTGCAAAGCAATTGCAACAATCAAGAGATTAAACGCAATTTCTGACGAGAAAATTCAAGAAAATCTTGAAGAAGTAGTTGGAAGATGGCCAGGAGTTCTTTACCTAACCAAAGATGAATTATCTGTTTTGGTTGGCGAATCTCTAGATGTAGCTGGTGTTCTAAACTATGACGATAACACATGTGATTACTTAGCAGAAGCTTTGTTAAGAACAGCACACAACGCATATGGCGAAAGAGTATCTAAGGTATTAAGTCTAGCTGGACAACCTTGCGACTCAGAAGGTGCCGATGCCTTTGAACACTTTGCAGCAGTAATTGATGGATTCTATCCACACTTGGACGAATCCTCTTCTCTAGAAATGCAAGTTTACGTTGATCTTTATGAAGCATTGAGAAGTGTACATACACTTTCTGGTTCTCAGAATTTAAGAAGAGATGCCGCAACTCATTTAGATGAATTGGCTGCAATTATCGAACAAAGAGTTGAACCAAGTATTGAAGTAGCATTACAAGCTGCTGAATGGTTGAACAGTTTGGTTGAAACAAATCTTGATAGTGAAGATTGGTCTGTTTCAAACAGTGTTTACACAACTGTAAGTGGTGATAATCCAAAAATGGCACAAAATGCTAAGAAGGGCTATACACCAGCTTCCGACTTTAGTGGTGATTGGGGAGATACAGCACCAGTAAGTGATGGAAAGAGTTACAGGGGTGGATTGGCTGACGAAATGAGAAATCGTTCTTATGGCAATATAGGTGGCGACGGAGTTTATCCTTCCTTGCAGAACCCATATATTCCAAAACCATTTGGCGACTACAAGATTAAGGGTGAGAAATTCATCGATAGCGATAGCGATCAATTAGCTCACGATGGCGGATCTGATACATGGCCATCTCTACAGAACCCATATACTCCAAAAGCCGAGACTCCTCAAACGTACAAGATGAATCACGGCAAAGAAGCAGACTTAGTAGTAGACAAATAACCTTTAAGGAGAAACAATGACAGGATTTTTTAAAAATCAAGTTATATTGTTGGAAAACACAGATTATTCTCCAGGTTTTATCTATGAAGATAGTTTAATCTTGGGAGGAATCGGTGGCGTTCTGAATGAAATGGTCGATTTGAATGAAGCCGCTGATGCTTCTAGTGGAAACAGACCATTGAAATTTAGGGGTAAATTCCAAGAAGCAGAAGCAGTTAATAAAAATAAAAGAATGTATCCCTATGTTATTTTAGATGGAAACGTAAAGAGACTAAAATCAGCCGTTGAAGAAGGTGGTTTGTGTGGCGAATTAGATCACCCTTCAGATTCTATCATTCACTTTAAAGAAGCTTCTCACAAAGTTACTAAACTTTGGTGGGAAGGAAATACTTTAATGGGTGAAGGAATAATCTTAACAACTCCATGTGGACTAATTCTAAAACATCTAATCAATGATGGAGTAAGAATCGGAATAAGTAGTCGTGGTGTTGGTAACGGAAAAGTAAATGAAAATGGAGTATTAGTAATTGGCGAAAGTTACAAATTAATTACTTTCGACGCAGTTGCCGATCCTTCTACATACGCTGCTTTTCAAGAGAAAGTGGTTTCTGCCAAAAAAGAAAGTGTATTGCCAAAGAATATTGTAAATAATTCTGAAAAAAATGAAGCCAGAAGTATAGATATAAACAAAGACTTAGTTCTGGCTTGTATAAGTGGAATCATTAAAAAACAAGCACAAGATATTAAAGCGAGGTTAGCTAATGGATAAGATACTTGAAGCATTGAAAAGTTTATTACCTGAAGAACAGGTAAAGCAAATAGCCGCTGCTGTCAATGAGGTTTTGCAAGAACATAAAGCTGAACTAGAAAAAGAATACAACAAAAATCTAGAAGAAGCTTATCTTTCTCTTTCAGAAGAAGTAAAAACAGCAGAAAAGACAGGCGAAGAAGGATACGAACAAGCATGGAGTGCAATTGAAGAATTGCGTAATCGTGCCGATATGTTGCGTGCCGAATATAACGCCGCTTTAGATGAAGGTTATGAAGATGCATACCAAGAAATTTTAGCAGAACGTGGTAAGAACGAACAGCTAGAACTTCAATTGCACGAAGAATATGAAGGACGTTATCAAGAAATGAGAAAATTCTTTGTAGATAAATTCCACAGTTTCTTGGAAACCAAAGGCAAAGAAATTTACGAAATTGCTCGCAGAGACATTATGAACGATCCCTCCATGTTGGAACACAAGATTGTTCTTGACAAGGTTGTTGAAACTGTTGGTGGCTATTTAACTGACGAAGACAGAGTATTGGCAACTGGCAGCAGATTAGAAGAAACAAACAGAAAAGCTGAAGAATTGGCATCTAGAGTAAGAATGCTAGAAGCTAAGAACATCAGACTTTCTAACGAAAATACAAGACTTAACGAACAGGTTCGTGATGCAGCCGAAATGTTGACTGAATCCAAGAAAACTGTAGTAGAAGAGTCACGAAAAGTGAGAGCAGAAAAGGCTAAGAATGCAACGGGGAGAGGAGAACTTGCCACAGGAAAAGCAGTAAAGGTTATCGCAGAGTTTGCAGGTGACGCCACTGGCAAGAAAAAGAACGATGATGACACTACTTTAGTGGAATCAATGAATCCTGAAGATTTACACACAATGCAAATCTTAGCAGGAACCAAAGCAATCAGTTAAGTATTTAAAAAAAAAAAAATTAAGCGAGGAAAAATATAATGAACGCAAATGCTAGATTTTTAAATGAAGCCCGTGAAGTAGAAAAGAAATGGGTTTCCACTGGTTTGCTAGAAGGCATCGATGACAGATATGTTCGCTCCACCACCGCTGTTATTCTAGAAAATCAAAGATTATATAACGAAATGGCCACTGACACCAGTGACATTGCACAATTCAAGAGAATTAGTATTCCTCTTGTAAGAAGAATTTATCCACAACTAATTGCCAACAAAGTTGTATCTGTACAACCATTGCTTGGTCCAACTGGTTTGGTTTACTACCTAAGATTTAGATATTCATCTAACAAAGGTGCAACTCGTGGTGCATCTAATAATGGTGGATTCCCAGCCGATGATGTTAACACCTTGATGCAACGTGCTTCTGGTGATGCAAACTTGGATATGTTCTACAGCAGCCAATTCATTCAAAATGAAACATCATCTATTGATGACGGTGCTGACGTAACATCCGTTTTCTCTCCACTTGAACACACACCAATTTTGGGTGGAACCGTAACTGGTACTCTTTATGTTGGAACTGCTGCTATTCAAACATTCAATATCAGCGAAACAGGAAGTTTCACAATTAATGATATCGGTACTCCATCTCCAAAGGTAACAAGTGGTGCCTTGAATCTAAGCACAGGTGAATTGGTTCTAACTTGGAACGGTGCCCCTGGTGATACAAACTATGTTGTAGTCAACTACGAATATAACATGGAATGCAATCAAGATTTACCAGAAATTAATTTGGTAATTGAATCTGAAGAAATCGTAGCAAAAACCAGAAAGCTAAAGGCTGTATGGACCTACGAAGCTCAACAAGATTTGAGAAGCCAACACAACTTGGATGCAGAAGCAGAACTAACTGCTGTTCTAGCACAAGAAATTAATTTGGAAATCGATAGAGAAGTTTTGACCGACTTGAGAAACAATGCCGGTACAATTTCTGCTTGGGATTTCAACACCGCAATGGGTGATACCATTAAAGAAAAGTATGAATCATTGTATGTAAAGATTGTAGAAGTATCTGCTGTTATTCACAGAAAGACTCTACGTGGTGGTGCTAACTGGATTGTAACTTCTCCAGAAGTTGCAGCTATTTTCGAAACTGCAACCGCAGGTTTCGCACCAGCCCCATCCGAAACATTTACATCCTCTTTGGGTATCCAATACGTTGGAACTGTAAATGCAAGATGGAGATTATACAAAGATCCATTGTTCCCAACCGGACAATTATTAATGGGATATAAAGGTGATTCCTATATGGATTCAGGCTATTTCTTTTGTCCTTACGTACCTCTAACTCAAACCCCTGTTGTGCTAGATCCAGAAAATCTATGCCCAAGAAAAGGTTTGTTAACTCGTTACGGAAAAAAATTGCTAAGAGAAGGGGCCAAATTCTATGCCCGTCTTTCAATCGCAAATTTTGTGATTTAATTTTTAGTCCTAAATCCTTACGGATTAAAGACTTACAACAAAAATTCAATCGCAAATTTTGTGATTTAATTTTTAGTCCTAAATCCTTACGGATTAAAGACTTACAACAAAGAACAATAAAAAACAAGAGAGCAAATTAAGTGAGGAAAATGGGAAAGAGGTGAAGTCCGTAAAATAATGTTTGTG